TCGCCATGTCGAAGTTCGGTGTTGAGCAGCTGACCCGTGCCGGCCTGCAGCCGCTGTACGCGCCGCACGGTGTCGACTGCGACGTGTTCACCCCTGGTGACCGGGCTACCGCTCGTGAGCGTTTCGGGCTACCGGTCGACGGGTTCGTCGTGGTGATGAATTCGGCGAACAAGGAGAAGGGCTACGACCGCAAGTCGTTCTTCGAGTCGTTCACCGCCGTGTCGGCGCTCATGCAGCAGCGTGACGACGTCGTGCTCCACGTCCACTCGGAGCGGTACGGGATCGGTGGCGGCCACAACCTCGAGGAGCTCGCCACCGCCGTCGGAATCCCTGACGACCGGCTGTTCTTCACCGACCAGTACGCCTACCGGCTCGGCCTCTCGCCCGAGGTGCTCGCCGACCTGTACAGGTGCGCCGACGTGCTGCTCGCCCCGTCGAAGGGTGAGGGGTTCGGGATCCCGGTGATCGAAGCGCAGGCCTGCGGCGTGCCGGTGATCGTGTCCGACTTCTCCGCCCAGCCCGAGCTCGTCGGTGACGGCTGGACCGTCGCCGGTGAACCGCTGTGGGACGGCGGTCAGCAGTCGACGTTCTGGAAGCCGTCAATCGGTGCCACCATCGACGCGCTCGCCCAGGCCTACGACCAAGCGACCGGTGAACCGTCGCTACGGGCCCGCACGTTCGCCGAGACGTACGACGCCGACCTCGTCCACCAGCTGCACTGGCGGCCGATCATGGCCGAGCTCGAGCAGCGCATGGGGTCGATCACCCCGATCGACGCCGGCCGGGTCAAGCTGTCCCGGGCCGAGCGGCGCCGACTGGCCCGCAAGGGGGCAGCGTGAAGATCGCCGCCGCCGTCCTCACGTTCCAGGCGGTCACCCATGATCGGGTCGACCTGCTGCTGGACACGCTCGACTCGCTCGACGAGGCCGACGAGCTGCTCGTCGTCGACAACGGCTCGACCGACGGCACCCAGGACCTCGTCCACGACCTCGGCGGCTACACCCACCCCGGCCCACTCACCACCTCCGGCCACGGCACGAACCTCCAAGCCCGCCTGCTCGCGGCCACCGACGCAGACATCTGCGTCCTGTCCGACGACGACATGGTGTGGCGGCCTGGCTGGGCCGACCGGCTCCGCCAGTGGTGGACCCACGCACCGGACGACGTGGCGCTCACCGGCTGCCACATCGAGCCGCTCTTCCCGTGGAACGCAGTCGCCGCGACGGTCACCTTCGGTGACGTTCCGGGGCTCGTCCGGGCGTCGACCGGTGCAGCGTCGTGGTCGTACCTGGCCGGGCACTACGAGACGATCTTCGCTCCCGTCGGTATCCCGCAGCAGGTGCAGGGGCACGGTGACGTGCCGGCCTGCGACAGGGTCCGTCAGCGCGGCTTCCGGGTCTGCCAGATCGACCTGGCCGAGCACCAGGGGCATGAACGGTCGACGTGGGGGAACCGGACCGTGGAACGGTACGGCTGGGACGTGCAGCCTGCGCTCGACCTGTTGAAGGTGGCGGCGTGAAGGTCGGGGTGACCGGCGGGGCCGGGTTCATCGGCCGGTGGGTGACCGACGAGCTGCTGCAGCGAGGCCATCACGTGGTGGTGTTCGACCCTCGTGGCCGGCCGACCGATCGGCTGCGTCGTGACGTCGAGATGATGCTCGGCGATGTCCGTGACGACGTCGCCGTCACCGAGCTCGCAGCGCACGTCGACGGCATCATCCACCTGGCGGCCGTGCTCGGCACTCAGGAGACGATCCGCAACCCGCGTCCGGCGGTGATGTCGAACGTGCAGGGCGGCCTCAACGTCCTCGAGGCGCTCACCCAGTACCAGCTGCCCGGCGTGAACATCTGCGTCGGGAACCACTGGATGGACAACTCGTACTCGATCTCGAAGACGGCGGTCGAGCGGCTCGGCCACATGTTCCGTGACGAGCGTGGGACGTGGATCAACCAGGTGCGGGTCGTGAACGCGTACGGGGCGTTCCAGTCGGCGGCACCGCCGTTCGGTTCGGCGAAGGTCCGCAAGATCATGCCGGCGTTCATCTGCCGGGCCTTGACCGGCCGGCCGATCGAGGTGTACGGCGACGGAGGTCAGGTGTCGGACTGCGTGCACGTCACCGACGTGGCGAAGGCGCTCGTCACCGCCCTCGAGAAGGCTGCCGCCGGGATCGTGTTCGACCAGGTGGTCGAGGTCGGCCCGGCTGAGCATCACACCGTGAACGACGTCGCCCACCGCGTGGCAGCCGCCGCCGCCGAGCTCACCGGTCAACCGGCCGTCGAGGTCCAGCATCTGCCGATGCGCCCCGGCGAGATCCCCGGGGCGCGGGTGACCGCCGACCACTCGACGCTGCGGCTCGTCGACATGCACCCCGACCAGCTGGTGCCGCTCGGCGCAGGGGTGACGCAGACGGTGGAGTGGTTCCACACGGTGCGGGGTGTGTGGTGGCACGGCTGACCGCGGTCCTGCTGCGGTACTGGCCCGAACGCGACGAGAACCTGTCGACGATCATCGCCGACCTGCGCGCCGGCACCGTCGCCCCGGACGAGATCGTGCTCGTCGACCAAGGCCCCCAGCCCGGACCCGAGCTCGGGGTGCCGACGGTGCGGCTCCCGGCGAACTTCGGGACCCGAGCCCGGTACATCGCGGCGCTGCTGTTCGCCGGTCCGTACTACCTGTTCGTCGACGACGACATCACGGTCGACCAGTACGCCGTGCAGAAGATGCTGGCGGCCGCCCGGCCCGGCAGGGTGGTGACGGTGCGCGGCATGTGGGGGCAGCTGCCTGACGGGATCACGCTGCCGCACCACACTCGCGAGCCGTACCCGTGCGACTGGCTGGTGGGCCGCATCCACCTCGCCCACCATCGGGCGATCGTCCGCTGGCTCGACGCCGAGGAACGCTTCCGGCCAGGGCTGCCCGTCGAGGTGGACTGCGCCGACATGGTCCTCGGCCGGGTGAACGACTGCGTGTCGGTGCACGCCGACTTCGTCGAGCTCGACGAGCACGGCGTGGGCCTCGACAAGCTCGACGACTACGAGCATCACCGCCAGACCGCGGTCGCCAGACTGGCGGAGGTCGGGCTGTGACCCGGGTGATCCCTGCGATCTTCCATCGGATCTGGTTCGGCCCTCGGCCGATGCCGGCCCGGTACGCCGCGTACGGCCGGTCGTGGCGGATCCGCAACGCCGGCTGGCTGCTGTGGGAGCACTCGTACGACGACCTCCCGACGCCGATGGTCAACCAGGCGTGCTTCGACCTCGCGGCCGAACGCCCGGCGCCGACCGGTGGTGCGAAGCGTGACTCGATCGTGCAGGTCCAGCAGGCCGACATCGCCTCGTACGAGCTGCTGTGGAAGTACGGCGGCGTGTACCTGAACTGCGACATGGAGGCCCGCCGTCCGCTCGGCGACCTGCTCGAGCACACGTCGTGTGCGATCGCGTGGGAGATGGACGGCGAGTACCCGTCGAACGCGTGGATGGCAGCCACCCCGGGGCATCCCTTCATCGGCTGCGTGCTCGACCTGCTGCCACAACGGATACGCCAGTACAGCGACTGCCCGGTGAACGAGCAGACCGGCCCGCACCTGCTCCGGCAGGCGTTGCGCGAGTACGGCGGTGACGACGTGACGATGATCCCCTCCGCGGTGCTGATGCCGTTCGACTTCAACCACCTCGACCAGGCCGCCGCCGACTTCCCTGATGCGATCGCAGTGCACCACTGGGGGCACCGCATCCCCGACCACGAGCTGTGGGGTGACGACTGATGCCGAACTACGCCACCCTGAACGAGCTCAAGACGTGGCTGTCGATCGGCACCGCCGACACGACCGACGACGCCTCGCTGACCATCGCCCTGAACGGTGCGGAGGCGGCGATCGATCGGTACTGCTCCCGCTCGTTCGTCGCCGCCGGGACAGTGGCGTCGGTCCGCTACTTCGAGGCGCTCGACGTCGACCTCGTACACGTGACCGACATCGGGTCGCTCACCGACCTGGCCGTGGCGACCGATCTCGACTTCGACGGCCAGTACGCCACCGTGTGGACCGCCACCGACTACCAGGTCGACCCGATCAACGCGATCGCCGACTCCCGACCGGTGACAGCGATCCGGGCTCGGCGTGCCGGCACCCAGTCGTTCCCGGTGTACGGCGGCGAGAAGCTGGTCAAGGTCACCGCCCGCTGGGGCTGGCCCGCCGTGCCGGCCGAGGTGAAGCAGGCCACCGTCCTGCAGGCCGCCCGATTCCACTCGCGCCGGCGCGCGCCGCTCGGGTCGATCCAGGCGCCCGAGCTCGGCGGCGGTGAACGACTCCCGTCCCGTCTCGATCCCGACGTGCAGGTGCTCGTCGAGCATCTGCGTCGTTCCTGGTTCGGGCTGACGCTGTGAGCACGTTCGCCCAGATCGCCGACGGACTCGTGACCAGACTGGTGACGATCTCCGGTCTGCGCGCCGTCGATCACCCCACCCCCGAGCCGCAGCCACCCGTCGCCGTGGTGGTGCCGGGCACGAACTCGTTCGACCTGACCTACCGGAACGGGCTCACCGAGTCGAACTGGACCGTCCGGGTCCTGGTCGCTCGAGGTGACGAACGGTCCGCCGCGGAACGGCTGTACGCCTACCTCGACCCGACGGGTTCCTCGTCTGTGAAGGCGGCGATCGAGGGCGACCCCACGTTGGGTGGGATCGTCGAC